GACTGCACCTGGCGCACATCCTTCCACTGGTTCCGCAGCACACCCGAAAGGCTCACAACCGGCAGCGGCTTGCTGCCACTGCCAGCCCGCAGCCTCGCAACCGCGATCTTCGCCTGCCACCACGCATCCGGCTGCTTCGTGTCAACCTTCCGGTTCGGAGCCCACGTCTTGTGGTTGATCGCAGCCGACGTAGAAAGGCCAGCCACGTCCAGAGCAGCAGCCACCATCTTCGTCCCAGTAGCCACCATCGCGTCCGTCAGATCCCAGCCCAGACCACTCGACTCATGCTCGATGCCGTACGACCACCCGTTCATCGCGTTCTCAGCGATCCCGGCGTACGGGCCACCACGACCCGCATGCCACGTCGGATACGCGTACGTCACATACGGCTTCCCCGACCTCGACACGTAGAAGTGGCACGCACGCACCGTGCGACCACTCGAGTTCTTCACCCCAGACAGGATCCAGTCAAGCGAGTGCGTGTCACGCAGCCGATCAGTCGGAACCTCCGTGCCAGTGTCATGCAGGATCACGAACTTCGGATCGCGAGCCAGCGTCAGACCGGCGTTCGCCGCATAGACCGGGTTGTCCCAGCCATCACACAGCACCGGGTCCAGGCCGTAATCGCGCATCCTCTGAACCAGACGCTGCGGATTCGGCCAGCTCACAGGTCACCAACCCGATCGGAGCCAACTCCGTACTGCCGCGTGAACGGAGTGACATACGCGATCAGCACCGGCACCACAGCAGCAACCACAACCTGGAGCGGAGCAGGAACCTGAACTCCGCCGGCCTGCACCCACTGGAGCAGTGCGAGCGCGGCGACACTGCTGCACGCGAAGATCAGGTGACGCACCTCAGCAGGGACACGGTCAAGCCAGCCAGCCATCAGGACTCCTCAGTGTAGATGCGGACAAGCAGATCCACTTGTCCGCGCAACTCGATCAACTCTTTCTCAATGCCCTCAGTTCGACGAGCGACATCCGGCAGCGACAACCCACCATTCGCATGCGCCGAGATCGGATACGTCGCCTCCTTGATCTCGCGCGCGATCTTCTGCTCCAAGTGCCGGTTCGACCAAGTCAACAGCCCGTAGATCGCGGCCAAGAGGCCGCACAACGTCAACCCGAGCTGCGCCCACTGCGAGACAGTCATCAGGTCCATGCCCGCTCCCGAAGCAGATGCGCCACCCCTGCAGCCTCAGCCGTCTCCACGTCCAACACACCAGTGACCGGAATCCCAGACACCATCTGGATCCCACGCACCCGCTCCGCAAGCGCCTGGTCGAACTCCCTGTCCACCGGGAACACTGAAAGGCGCCGCTTCACCTCTGCGATGCACGCAGCCTTGTCGCCTCTGCTGTAACGCATCACACCTCCCGCATCTCGACGGTGAGGATCCCTCCGAAGCCAGCCTCAATCCCCGGAGGAGCGAACTGCTCGAACTGGATGTCCTCCACCACAACCTTGACCTCCTCATCGGAGAACAAGTCTTGGAAGGTGACGACAGCACCGTCACGGATCGTGTCCCGAAGCAGCCGGTAGCGGTCCAGGGCGAACCCCAGATAACCGGACTGCTGCTTGAACGTGTCCCGCTGGAAGTCGAAGCACAGCAGCGGAACCCGGATCAGCTCCTTGCGCGTCGAAGCAGGCACCGCCTTCAACTGCCAGCCCGTGATCGTCGGCCCAGTCGTCACCGCCGTTCCGTCACGGCTCAAGTCCAAGCGGACCCCGTACGAGACAGCGCCAGATGTCGAAGGCATCTGCAAGTCAACCTGCTCAATGGAGTTGTCGATCGTCAAGATCGGAGTCTCAGACAAGGAAGCGTCGATCGCGGACACCGCGAACGAACCAGGAAGCGGAGAAAGCCACCGCACCTTCACCAGCTCGAAGTGCTTCGGCTCCAACGTGGAGAACCGGACCTGCCCCGAGCGCAGCCAGCCAGACGCCACCTTGTTCGTGGACTCAGTGACCACATACCCGTCAGCCGCATCCCACGTCGAGAACACCTTCCTCGACGTGCGACCCAGCATCACCACATTGTCCGCGTACCCAGACCCAGCCAGCGCTGACTGCAAGTCGGTCGCGTAAGGGAACCGGCCATCCTGGTCAGGGTCAGACAAGTCGATGCGGATCAGGCCAGGCCCGGACGACAGAGTCGTCCCCACGTAGAAGAAGCGGTCATCACCGATCGCCGTGTAGCAGGCCGCATCCGTCCAGATCAGCGGCCCATACGACAAGTCGCCGTTGCCGTCGATAACCGCCACCCGCACGCCACGCGACGTGGACACCGCCATGTACCGGCCCAAGTAGGTGGTGATGTGGTGGATGCGCTCACCAGCAGGAAGCTCCGCTGCCACCACCGCCTGCGACAAGACCGGCAGCCCACCACCGCTCATCGTGCTGTCCAGCGCGAACTTGTAGATCGCGCTCTTGTTCCCCGCGTACCCGGCGGCGTAGATCGCCGCCGGACCCTCACAGATGCTCGACCAGACCCAGCCCGACAGCGGATGCGTGTACGTCGCAGTTGGCAGGGCTCCCGTCGTAGCCGGGGTCAACTCGTACACCTTGTTGTCCAGTGCGGCCATCAGCCGCGACTTCACCCACGCCAAGGTTCCCGTCGTACACGTCGGCTGAGTGGTAGTGAAGTAGGCCGACTCGCCACCAGACGCGATAGTCCCCTTGTACATGCCCACCGCCGACAGGCGGTAGAAGGAGACACCATCATCAGTGAGAGCCAGCGTCGTCTGCGCCGTCAACGCAGTCGTCGCACCACTCCGGTCAATCACCGGAGTGGAACCACCACGCACCGCATACACGTCCGCCGCGCCAGTCTGGATCAGCCACACCCGACCCGTGTACGCCGCTGAAGCGGTCACCGCGTTCAACAGTGAGAGCTGACCAGCCGTCCAGCAGTCAACGCCCAGCGAGTCGCGGAACGAGCGCATGATGCGCTCGTCGCTGACCGGCTCGAAGTACTTGATCCCAGCTCCACCAGTCCAGTTCGCCTGCGACCGGAGCCACCAGCCAGAAAGCGAGTTCTCACCGGGCTGAGGCTGCTGATCGACCTGATCCTTGCGCATCGGGACGAACGACCTAGCGTACGGGGCAGCGATGAAGTTGCTCTTGTCATTCGCAGCGGACAGGAACGGGATCCCGGCCACTGCGTAGTCGTAGTTGAAGTCGCTGTTCGACCACGACGATGAAGCCCCAGCCACGATTCCGAGGTAGGAGACGACACGCTGCGTGATGTCGAAGCCAGTCATCACGCAGCCTCGTAGAATCCGTGGATCGTGATCGTGTCGCTGGCAGCAAAAACGATCGGCGCCGCCGCGCCGACCAGCACGTTGTCCGCGCTGCACAAGTTGAACTGCGTGGTGGACGAGGGCGAGACAAACCGGAAGTACCTGTCCGACGCTGAAGAGTCGTAGATCCGGGCGTTCCCAGAAACGCTCGTCGCGAACAGGGGAGCGCTTGAGGGGAGGGAGAACACGTAGTTGCCGGTCCCCGCGTTGACTCCGCTAGAGCCGAACGTGACATAGATCGAGAACCACACCGTCTTCCCGACTTGCTTGTACCGTCCAGAAGTGGACCCGCCAGTGCCCAGGTTCAAGCCGCCCCCGGAGGCGGTCATGGTCACCGCGTACGTGTCCCAACCCGAACTGAGTGCGGAACCAGCCACCCCGCCGATCGTTGATGTCCCGTCCAGAGTCATCCCCGTCAGACTAGTCACGTTCGACCCGCCAAGAGTCGCTGTCGCTCCACCGATCGTGACCGAAGAAGAGGCAAGCTTAGAGACGGCGATGGCTGCCGCCGCATTGATGTCGGCGTTGACGATCGTCCCGTCCACGATCATCGTGGACGTGACTGTCCCGGTATCAGCGGCAGTGATCGCCGTCCCGGCGATCTTCGTCTTCGCAATAGCAGCAGACGCGTTCACATCCGCATCCACGATCGTCCCATCCACGATCATCGTTGAAGTCACCGTGCCAGAGTCAGCCTGAGTGACAGCGGTGCCAGCAATCTTGGATGCGGCGATAGCAGCGGAAGCGTTGATGTCAGCGTTGACGATCGTGCCATCCGTGATCATCGCTGAAGTGATGTTCGAGATGGTGTTCAGCGAAGCATCAATCGTCTTGTTCGTCAGAGTCTGCGTTGACGCCGTCCCGACCACGGCACCAGAAACACCGTGAGCAGTCGTCGTGTTGTCGATGTGATCCGCAGGCTCCGAGAAGTCCCGAGCTGAAACGCCATGCTTGACCACAGCGCCAGCGTTGTGAGCCTTAGCCGTCGTACCGTCAACACCACGAACAATCGTCAAGACGGTGCCAGCAGCACCGGTTACCTCCACCACCTCCTCAGAGGCAGTGTCCGGGTCAAGGATCACCGTGTAAGGGGCAGACACCGAAGGCGAGCTCGGCCAGCCAGTAACGGAGCCGACCGTCATCGACGTAGCACCAGACGTGATCGTCCCCGACAGCGTCGTCTCGACAGCGACAGACGAGAACTTCCTAGCCATGCATCACCTCGCGTAGTAGACAGGAGTCGGATACTTATTCAGGTATCTCATCCGCTCCTCCATCAACCGTTGACGGTGAAGCTGATACAAGGTTCGGGACAAGTTCGCGCCAGCACCTGGCTGAACCGTGTCATCCAGAGCGTTCGGCTCGATCGCCTGCACATTCATCAGGGCCGAGTCCACGCCAGCGGTCAGACGAGCCGCAGCCCCGTACACGACGCAGTCCCGACTTGACTCCAGCAGACCAGTCACCGTCGCGAACACATCCGTGTTCGCAGACATCTCAGACGGATACTTCGACACCTTCACCTGAACCGTCCGGCCAGGAGTGACAGCTCCGTAGATGTCGATCGTCTTCCCCGTCGCGAAGTCAGTGGTGTTCGCGTTCGCGTCGAACCGGAAACGGTTCACCGGAGCCCACATCAGCGACGGCCCAACCGTGTCGAACGACACCGACAAGACATCAATCGTGTCAGCGGGAAGGCCGTAGGTGACAATCGACGGCGTGTACGTGAACGTGCTCGTACCCACCGCGAACAGGTCATTGCCGACAGAGTTGATCGTGTCATTGATCGCACGCTTCACACGAACCCGTGGGAACAGTGGAGAGAACACCACCTGAGTGTTCGCACTGTGCGAGGCAGCCGTCGAACCAAGATATCCGCGACCATACGGGGCAACCGTCACCTGGCCCGAAGCAGCCGAACGATCAACCGAGTCCACGTACACCAGCTCGTCCTCGATCTCAGCGATGCCACGGGACACGCGCGCCGGGTCACCAACCGACAAAGAGGTGGCAGACGAGTTGATGGTCGCAGTCAGATGCGTGGACTGCTCCTGAGTGCGCACATACCCGTGCAGGAGAGCCAGCACATCAGTGATCATGTCGTTGAACGTCGCCGCCATCAGGCCACCACCGGAATCTTCGAGTCAGCGTTGAACGCTGAACCTGTCATGTTGCTCACCTTGACGGCGGCACGGATGTCCCGCGTCTTCGTGGAACGCGGCTGGATGCCTTGAGCGCGAGCTGATCCGTACTCGTCCAGCTCCCGGTCCCACGCCTTCTGCGCAGTCAGGTCAAGGCCGCGCGCAGAAGCGGCCCAACCGATGCGAAGGTTCGAGCTGCGCGCACACTCACCCCACGACGCGTGATCCTGCGTCTTGCAGCCGCTTCGGCAAGCCATCACTGAACCTCCGTCAGAACTAGGTAGGTGCCAGCCTTTATGTCACTGGAGCCGGCAGCGTTCGGGGTGAAGTCGAAGATGAAGTTCCCGTTCGCGGATGGGATCAGGAAGCCTTCCATTCGGAAGAAGTTCGCTCCGGTGTTGAGCGGATTGCCAGGGGCAAACGTTGTTGGAGAGGCAGCAAGAGTAGTGACCGAACCGGACAGCGTGTACGTCGTCAGCGACAAGTTCGTCTGGAGCACCGCAGTCCCTGATGTCAGCGCCGGGTACTGCAAGCGGAACCGGATCGAGTACGTTGTCGCCGCGCAGGAGTACGACCCGATGATCTGGTAGCTGTAAGTCTTGCCGCTGGTCAACGCATACGAGGCAGCAAAGCCCGTAGGAACAACGTACGTTCCTGATGTCGCAGCCGTTGTCGTAGTCGAGCATCGGCCAAACGTGAACTGGTTCTTATGCACATGATCCTGCCGCGCATAGCGCAACGACGTGCCCACAGCAGCAGTGCCCAAGCCGGCAGGAGTGGCAGAACCAGCCTGCCCAACAACAAACGCAGTCGTCGCCAACTGGGTGGTGTTCGTGTCAGCAGCAGCCGTAGGAGCTGACGGCGTACCAGTCAAAGCAGGGGAAGCCAGCGGAGCCCTCGACGTGTCAGACGCATGCACATGATCCTGACGCGCGAACCGAGTCGAAGTCCCAACCGCAGCAGTCCCGTTCATCGGAGAAGCAGTCCCCGCAGCCTGACCCAAGACGAACGCAGTCGAAGCCACCTGAGTCGTGTTCGTGTCCACCGCAGCAGTCGGAGAAGTCGGAGTCCCAGTCAGAGCCGGGGACGCCAACGGCGCCTTCGCCGCCAGGTCGGTCGTCAAGCTGGTCACGTCACCCTGCACATGCGAATGCGCCGACGCAGCCTTGCCAGCAAGATCAGTCGTCAGGTTAGTCACCTGGCTCTGAGACAAAGTCACCGGATCCGACCCGGCAGCAGCATGCGTAGAAGCATGCGCGGCCACGGCACCAGCAGAATGAGTGTGATCGCGACGCGCATACTGATCGTGACGGTGACCCTCGACGCTCATGAGATGTACGCCCCGTACCCAGCAGCAGTCAGCTCAGCCGCATCAGCATCCGACAAAGGATACGTGTAGCCGCCACGGTACACGCGCGCAGCAGCCTGCAACTCAGAGTCAACCGGAGACACAGTCTCAAACCAGGAACCATCCTGGCGCTTCACAACCGTCACGCCAACCGACTGACCAACGAACCACAACTCGTCAGATCCCTTCATCACATATGTGGGACCACGGAACCTCTTGCCCTCAATGATGTTGAACAGGATCTCGTTGAAAGCGGCCCTGCTCGTCAGAGACACAGACGACCGCCTGACCAGGCGGCACGCTGCGTTCAACGACGCATCCGAGATCAACACTGCCGAACCAGAGACAGTCGCAACCGACCAGGCAGCAGTCAGAGAAAGCGAGGAAGCCAGAGTCGATGATCCGGCAATCAGAACCTTGCTCAGCACCGACATCGACATCGATGAAGACAATGATGCGCTTCCAGTGATTATTGGAGCGACAATGTCTCCCGCCGCCGACAACGCCGACAACGCCGACAACGGAGCTGATCCAGAGGTCAGCGGAGAACCGGAAGCAGTCAACGACAGTGACGCCGACAGTGCAGCGTCACCAGTGTCATAGAATGCGATAGCGTTCGCGAACTCAATGTAGGCGGCATTGTTCGTCGCGCCACCCTCAGTTGTCCCGTCGTAGCCGACAAGATTGTTGCGAGTGTTGGTGGCTCCGGTGACGCTGGACGCCCGCCACGCCTCCAGAACCAGCACGTCCCCGAACTCGCAAGTGACCGAAGTGGACGAACCACCAGTGCCCACGGTGACAGCCGCGAAAGAAGTTGACGGCGGCTCAGCCGCCGCCGACAACTGGTCCCAGACGCGACCCACCAAAGTTCCATTGGACGGGCGCCAAACCGCAAGAACCCAAGTGAACTGGTAGTTGCTGTCCAAGTTGTTCTCTTGGACAGCGATCGACACCGTGATCGTCTGACTGCCGATAGTCTGACCAGCGATCGGAGACGAGTACCATCTTGCGATCAGACCAGAACGAGGAACAGTCGTATTCCCTGGGATAGCCAGCGTCAAAGATGTCTGTGCTGCCGTGGAGATGACACCGTTCATCTCCTCCGACAAGTTCCCCGCCGCGCCGATGTAGGTAGGTGTTGTCGCTGAGACAGTCGCGGTTGTGCCAACCAGCGTGCCGCTGACCGTCGTAGAAGTCCGCTTCAGATAGAACTTGGTCAGAGCCACGCTTCACCTCCAAGCTGGCGTCAAGGTGGACAAGTCAGTCAAGAGACAGGGAGAGCTGCCCAGCAGCGATCTGGAAAGTGTCGCCGGACGTCACCGAGCGGCTAGCCGTCAGAGCGCCGTACGCCAAGCGCTTCGGAGATCCATTGGAGTCGTACACTTCGACGCCAGTCACCGTGCAGGTCGGCATGTTGGTGAAGTTCAAGTCACCCGAGTTCGATATCGACCCGCCAGATGCGGAGCCGAAGGTGACAGTGGCGCGAGCGTACGACCCGCCAGTCACCTCAGTGCCAGCAGAAGCGTCCGACCCGTTCGCGGTGAGAAGAGCAACCTTGATTGGTGTCGTAACAGTGAACGAGGAATTACCGACAAGGGCATCCAGAATCTGGTTCTCGATCGTGTCGGGCAGGTTCCCGGCCATGAGAGTCCTTTCAGTTTCATGAGCAATTGCAGAGATCCCTACCCCGGTCCCGTCGCAGGATCACTGCGACGGGACCGGAGAGGGCACTAGGTGCTCCTAGTAGGTGCTGGAGGACTCCAGCCGGAACAGGGCCTCCTCGCGGTAGCGTGCCCAGCCGATCAGGCACTTCCAACCGATCGGTCGGCTGCGCATCAGCTTGTCCGTCACCGGGCCGATCACCACACCAGGCTCACGCGACACAGCCTCAGCCAGAGCCTGACGGCCCAGGAACAGGCTGCGGTGAACCTTCGCCGAAGCAGCACCATCAGTCGCGCTGTAGGTACGAGGCGACTCGATGAACCGGACACCCTCGTACACGCCGACCTCGCCAGCCCACAGCGAAGCGTTAGCGTTGTCCGCGTAGACGTGCGGGTCGCGCCACGCCGCCATGCCAGTCTCAGCACGAAGGTCGTGCGACACATCCGGGTGGATGATGCCGGTGTAGTAGCCGCCGTCGAACGGGATCGCAGAGTTGCCGCGAAGCTTCGACACGATGTACCGGACATACGCCGACTTGATGATGTCCGCGCTGGTGCCGACAGTGTTCGTCGGACCAGTGGTGTCAACGTTGCCGTTGTTCGCGTACACCACGTTCGTGCCGCCCACCAGGGTGGTGCGGACGAGCTGGTCAAGCGAGTCACGCATGTTCCACGCGACAAGCTCAGCGATAGCAGGGTCAACGTCGGAGAGAGCCGACAGGGTCAGCTTCTCCGTGGTGAGCACAGCGTTGCCGTACTCGTTGAGAGTGACGGTGACCGTGGTTGTGTTGCTCAGAGCAACCGCGTCAGGGTCAACGTTCTCAGTGAGAGCGGTGGTCGCCGCCGAGAGGTCGGCGTACCGCTGGAAGACCACGCTCGTACCAGCAGAGGTGACATCAACCGGACGCTTGTCCGCGAACGCACGGAACATCGGCTCGCTACGCAGAGCGAACTCGATGTACTTGTCGTACGCGGTCTGGATCAGGTTGGTGATACCAGTCTGGTTCGAGATGGTCGCAGTACCTGTATAGGTGTTAGCCACGACTACACTCCAGAACTAGATAGAAAGGAATGCGCAATCACGCGTTCCGCAGAAGGGCTTGCAGCTCCTCACGGGACGAGGCGTTCAGAATCATGTTTTCCAGATCGCCTGCGACCTCAACTGGGGAGCCGAACGCCTCAGCAGCGTTCATGCGCCCAACAGTGTCAGTGTTGACACTGCCGTTAGGCCGATCATCAGTGTCCTGAGCGGGACTGAACCCGAACACGTCACCGTACTCCTTCAACCATGCCGAAACGGCCTGCTCACTTGGCTCAATGTCAGCAGGCACGAACGCTGCAATCTTCGGATTGGCACCCGAGGAGGAGAGAACATCCTTGATGGTGCGGGTGCGCGCATCAGACATCAGGGAGGACAGAGCCGAATCCTTCTCCCTGATCATCTTCTTGGCAGCGTTCAACTCGCGGCGCAGCTTGCGCACAAGAGCGGTGGACTGAGCCGGCTCCTCGTAGAGGTCACCGTCATCGTCCAGGTCGAAGTCGTCATCGAACATGTCAACATTCTGATCAGCCATCTTGTAACTCCCTATCTTTGAAGGTTTGCGCCACACGCAGACACTCCAGGGGTAGAGTGTTGGAAGTGACGACTATCGGACTCATTACTCGCCACGGGGCCGATTGATCCGTGTGCGGAGTGGAGATGCCCGGAGTCGAACCGGGGTTACCGACCGGCTGCACGCTTGGGCCGGTACGAAACCTGCCATCCCCTAAAACCCAACCCTGAAGAGGTTGGGTGGTGTTGCTTAGACTTGCGCCCGCTGGCGCAGCGAGTTGTCACTCACAGCAGAAGCGCCACTGAACGAGGCACGCTCCTTCGACGCCAGCCGACCTTTCTTCTTCCGAGCCTCCGAGCCACCAGCCAAGTTGAACGTCTCTCGAGTGAGATCCTCACTGGTCAAGTCGTCCCCATAGATCCGGCTCAACTTGCCCGCAGCATCCATGTCACCCGCAACCTGCTGCGCACCCATCATCAGCTCGCGACCACCGAAGTCGCCTGCGCCGACCTCCTCAGCCAGATCCTTGCTCAGACTCATCCCCTCAGACCGGTACGCCCCACCCACTTGGGCGGCACGGTACTGGCCGGCAAGTACATCTGCGGCCTTCTTCGGGTCCAAGAAGTGCGCCATGATCCCAGCATCATTGACGCCGTAGTAGTCCGCGAGAGCCTGCTTCACGTTCCGGTCAGCGTTCGCCACCGCTTGTGAAGCGGTGCCGATACGGGCCTGAACCTCCAGCGGTGACACATCGGTGGAAATCCACGAAGTGTAGTCGGAACGCTGGTCGTAGAAACCTTCCGGCAATCCAGCGGATTGAATGATCGACTTGTACTGGTTCTCCAACGCAAGATATGAAGGTATGTCCAGGTCGGGACGATCCTTCAACGCTGGAAACCGGCGGTCAAGCACCTGTTGGGCTGACTGGTCGTAGCGGATACGAGACATGATCTCATCGAACGTGTCCGTTCCCTCAACGATGTAGTTGTCTATGAGGGACCAGAGATCACCCAGACCGATGTCTTGGAACTGCTTCTGCAACGCGTCCACAGCCCACTGCGCAAGAGACTCAGGAATCTGCTCACTCATGCGACACTCCAAGACTGAAGGAGACGCCCAGCAGTTTCAGCGTAAGTTGCCTGCGCGTTCTTCGTGGACTTCCAACGCGGATCCTTCTTCACCGACTGCTCAAACTTCCACAGAGGAGACGGCTGATTCGATCCGTCAGCAGGCTGCAACGCCTGCCGCACAGTGCGATCCATCAAGTTCACGTTCGGATCTTCAAGCCACTGCTGCGCATACGCCAAGTACTGGCCGGCGAGCTCCTCAACCGTCTCACCCTCATCGATCCTGTCAGCCCAGTACCCGTAAGTGTTCTTCGCCTGAGCGCGGATGCGCTCCTCATACGTAGCCGAGTTCTGTGAACCAGTCGTCATCTGGAGGGCAGCATTCCTGAACCAGTCGTCCGTCAACTGGACACCCATCTGACGGGCGAACCCTCGCAGAGCCTGCTCACCGTCAGACCCGTCACTGACCTTGATCTTCGCCTTGTACTTGTCAACGACCTGGTTCGCGTCCAAGCCGTACTCGAAAGCGTCCTTAGCCATCCGGCCCAACGTCCCACGGCTGACATCAAGGTTCATCTGCACGAATATGCGGCGCAGCTCGTTCGCCTTGTCAGCCAGACGCTTCTTGTAGACACCAGGGTTGGAACGCCTGAGCGCAATGCGCTCAAGAACACCGACACCATTGTTGCGGAACCATGTCGTCTTGTTGATGATCTCAGCAGCACGGTTCGCATCAGTGATCTGCTCACGCCGGATCTGGTCGAACGCTTCCCGAAGAGAGAACCCAGTCTTCGGGTCGGTCGGGTCAGCGTCCAGCAGAGCATCAGTGATCCCGAAGTCATCCTTGATCTGCTGGAAGACGGCACGCTGCTGCGCTCGACGCCGTCTCTCGGCAGCAATCTGCGCAGGAGTCTTCTTCTTCTTCGGAGCGGGGTTCTGAGCCATCACGCACCCCTTCCAGCAAGAATGCTCATCGCCTGACGGAACACACTGTCAGTGTTGAACGCCTGATACTCAGCGCCGCCCCGGACCTGGTCAAGGAGGACTTGCTCACGATCCAACCCGCCACTCGTAACAGTCGAAGACATGTTCCCGCTGCCTGAGGACACTGCGAGCTGAGGGTTGTCCCTCTCAGCCGCGTTCAAAGCCTGCGTGAACTTTCTGATCTCCTGCTCTGTTGCCAGACGCCCGAGGCTGTCCGACAGGGTCCGGTTGATCAGGCTACGTGCCGTGGTCGGATCCGTGATGTCAATGCGAGTCTGCGTCACGGTTCCCCCACCGCCGCCCCCACCACCGCCACCGCCGCCACCGCCGCGATAGCCGGACCCTCCTCCACTGCTTGACGTGGTCAGCGGAACATCACCCGTGTACGGGGTGCCATCAGCACCATCAAAGCTGATCCCGAAATACTCAGCCATGTACTCGTTCACGCCCATGCCCAGGCTGGCAGCCTTCTGAACTGCCGCCTTGTACGCGGTGCGTCCCTCCTTGTACTTGGTCGGAGACTGAGCCCGGATCACCTCCAGATTGTCATCCCACCACTTCCGGTAGGAGCGAGACAGGCTTGGGGCGCTGCGGGAGTCGTTCCACAGGCTCTGCTGGTAGTCAACCGACATCGAGTTGTTAGGCCGTCCACCGCGCCACGTCCACTCCTTCGGACTCCTCGCGATCCGCTCACGATCCGCTTGCGTCCCCGGACGCGGCGCCAAAGACGAAGGACCGCTTGCGGAACCGCCGCCACTGCCACCCAGATAGTTGTCCAGCTGGGAGGCTGGACGGCCTGAAGGGTTCGGACGTGGCCGGCGAGGACCATCGCCTGTGCTACCCGGCCTCCAGTCAACTGCGGGCATCCTAATCCTCCATCAACGGGTCAAGAACAGTCTGGTAGAAACGCTCAGCGTTCACGTCACCAGCAGACATGTCGTTCAAGGCGGAACGCAGAGCTGTCCGCAGCCGACGCTTCTCAGCATCCTCCGGGTCAGTCGAACCAGTGATCGTGGAGATGCGAAGATTCGCGTCATCAAACGTCGCGATCATCTTCGATATCACTTCCGACGACGCATTCGGCTTCATCGGACTACCGTCCGCATACATGAAGTCAAGCATCTTCCGAGACTGGTCAAGAGTCTCCTGGGCGAGAACCTTCCCGTCACCGGGGGCAACACGCACGCGCAAGCCTGAGAATCGGCTGAACAAGTCCTCTTGAGCTGCGCTCCAAGCATCCTTCAGGCGAGCCTTCTCACCCTTGTCCGTCGTCGCAGCGACACGCTCCTGGTAGTCCTTCTTCGTCTGCGACCAGATGTACCAGCCCTCTTGAGTCATTACCTCGAAGGCGAAGTCACGGCTGCTCTTCGGCTGCTTGAAACCCATCGCCTCAAGCAATCCCATCGCAGACGGGTCGTATGCTCCACCGGTTGGCGCTATGAAGGTGGAAGATGTTGGGAAGCGGCGGACGAACCCTTCGTTCTGAACCAACCAGTCAACAACCTCACGCGTCGGCTGCAAAGCCGACTTCCGGTTCACATTCGGCCCATCCTCCGACTTGCTGATCGAGTAGGGCATGTAGTCAGGGTTCAGCTTGAACCATGCCGCTGAAGCCTCCTCAACCGAGTCGTACTGGTTGGAGAACTCCAAGAACAACTGGCGCCCACCGGAGGTTCCCATCTTCCTCGCGAACTCAGTGATATCGTTCGGGAGAGCCTGCGGCGAAGCCGGGACGAAGAATCCCAGAATGAAGCGCATGTACAAGACATGTGTCGCAATGTTGCCGACACGTTCCAGATACTTGTTCTTAGCCATCTCAGACGACTCACTGTCATCCAGTGTGGCAGCGTCGGGGGCCAGGCCGGCTGCGGTGGCAATCTGCACAGCGTTCTTGTACGCGGACGCGTACTGCGAGTACCGCTCGTCCTTACTGAGGATGGCCACCGCCCGCATGATCGGGGGCGGGATGAGCGCATTCCACACGTCAGACTCAGACGCGTAGGTTCCAAGCAGAGCTTTCTCAATTCCACGCGCAGCAGGGAACCTGTCAAGAACAAGCTTCAACGGGAACGCGGCCAGAGGGCCGGAGAACGTCGGGAACCAGGCGTTCGGGTCCAGTGACGGTGTCAGCATCGTCACCCTGCCGCCGAAGATCGTAGGGGCAGCGAAGCCTCTCTGCGACCCGTTGGTCATTCCGATCAGATTCGCCATCGCATCGAACATGACGTTTGTGCCCGGATAGATGAAGTACTTCTCACCGTTCTCATCCGTGTACGTGAAACCAGAATGACCAATCACGTCATACGTCAGAGCTGCCTTCCACAAGGCATCCGGGTTCGTCTTCACCAGACGAGACGCGCGGCGGTAGAAGTCCTCAGTGGCCCGGTAGAAGCGGGCCACGTTCCGCATGTTCCACGCAAACAGGGTGCGAATCTCCAGGTTGTCCGTGTACATCATCGTCCGCTCGAACGCATTGTCGATGGACATGCGGACAACTTGAGCGTTAGCCTTCTCAGGGCTCATGCCCGCAGCAATCAGACGCTCCTCAAGGCCGGAAGCGGCGACCTGCTTGCGCACGTCAAGGTAGTTCGCGAACAGGATCGGCTCCCGCGAGAACCTTCCGTTCATCTCACCCATGATCTTGTAGATCCGGTCCATGAAGTTCATGTCATCGAACACGGGAACCGTGATCATTTCACGGCCCAGAACCTGGTCAGGGAGAACAGTGCTGTCATACTTCTGAAGATCGCTGACAGTGACGCGCGGGACATCTCCGTCACGCATCTTCACAGACGGGAACTTTTTCCCGTTGGCGTCAGTCTCCTCACGCACAATCTTCTTCAGCAGATCAACGTTGAGTCGCCCGTCTGGGCCAGCGAACAGTCCTCGCACCGCGTAGTAGAAACGGGTGGCGAACTGCTCCTCGGACATGCCAGTCTCGTACAGGATTCCCATGTTCTGCCTGTACCACGGGTCATCCTTCACCTTCTCCGCGATCCTCTTGATCACGCGAGCTGACCTCGCAGCCTCGCCACCCTTGCCAGCATTCGAGGCCAAGCCGGCAACAGCGATCTTCCCGATGCTGCGGGATCCTTCAACCGTGCGGGAGATGTCTGCGTAGAGACGCTCAAAGGCTGCATGATTGTTCGGCGTCAGAGCAAGATCCTTGTAGTCTCCCGTGTACATGCTCCGGTAGATCGGAACCTGCTTGGCACCAGCGACATCCTTCCATGCGGTGCTCACGCCGGGAAGAGTCGCATCAGTCAGATATCTGGCTGTGTCAGTCACCTCGTCCAGAGCCCGATGACCCTGAACTGAGGCGAACTCGCGGAGGAACTTGTCCTCCTGAGTGCCGGGAATGATCCGACTGAACTTCAGGCGGTACATGGCGTAAGCAGTCAGATCCTCCATCGGCTTCCTGTTGCCGGCCGAGAGGGCGTCCCGCGCTGCCTTCACATCCTTCGGATCAAGGTTTGCGGAGAACATGCGAGCAATGAACTCTCCGACAACACCATGCTTCTTCGCGTACCTGTCACCGATCTTCCGAAGCCTGCGGTTGACAATGCCCAAGCCTTGACGCGTCTCAGGGCCACGAATCTTCCCGCCAGCAATGGCCGGCTGCACGACTCCTCGAGCCTCACGCGTACCAGTCGAAGCCATTCGACCAGTCTGAAGATCCTTAACATTCCCGCGCGTTCCGAAGTAGAACAAGTAGTCCTCGATCGCATTACGCACAGCGAAACGAGGAGACGCAAGAGTGCCAAACGTCCAGAAGTCAACACCAAGCTGAACCGCGCCAGACTGAGTGACACCCATCACCTGGTCAAGTACGCTCGTCCTCGCCCGCGCCGACTCAATCAGATCCCAACGTGGAATCGCCACCCGACTTGAAACCTGCCACGGGAAGATCGCATATGACCTGCCGTTGACCAGCGACGGGTCGAAACGGGCGAAGTCATCCGAGGCGATCTTCTCAATCCGACGCCTCTCAGCCAGAAGCGCACGATTCTCGAAATACTTCGTCCCACCCTCACGACGCAGCTCGTCACGAATGCGGTACAACTCCTGCAACCGAGACGACTGGTCGCCGGCCTTCTTCTCCAACTTGTCGATCTGCCGATTCACCGATCGCAGATCAGCAGCAGCCTGCTTGGCCTGAGCGTCAACAGCGGCAGCCTTACCAGCAGTGACCTGATCAGCAGCGTTCTGACCCTTCGGCGTGCTCTTCCGAGCAGCAGCCCGAGCAGTCCGAGCAGCGACCTCACCAGTTCCCTGCTGGATGACACGCATGTCCTTGCTGATCTGAAGGCGCTCCTGACGGAGAGCCTTCAACTCTTCCATCGCCTCACGAACATTGATCTCCCCGCGAGCATCCTTCATGCTCGCCCGGATCTCATTCTGACGCGCAATATTGTCACGCAGCTCAAGGTTCAGCGACCTGATCATCCGATCCTTCGCCGCATCACCGGTGGGCCGAACCTGAGGCACCGCATACCTGGCAGACGTGACATCCACTGGCGCCGCGACAGCACCCAGCCGCTCACCCATGATCCCTGCCTGAGTGGCCGCATACTGGTCAGACGCTCGAGTGCCGAAAGACAAGTCGTCAATGATCCGGTAACCGTTCTCAGGGTCACGAAGATGAATGCCCTTCGCGTAACCAGCGGAACGGTTCAAGCCCTGCATGATGCGAAGCCTGGTCGCAGGGTTCCCATCAACCCAAGCCTGACGGATGATGTTCGCATGGTACTTCGTCAGGAAAGCGCGAGCGTAGTCGTACACGCGCTTCGCGTCACTAGCATCAACGATGCTGATGCCGTTAGCGCCATTCGGCATGCGCGCGCCTCGACGCATGAACCTGTCCACGCGAGCAGCCAGAGTCTTATCATTGTACGTGAACCCGTTGAACTCGCCGTAAACCCGCAGACCCTTGCGGCCACCAGCCTTCGTAATCGTGACACCACGACCGCTGCGGAAGCCAATTCCTTCAGCGGCCCCAATCTTATCCGCCTGCGTGATCAGCGTATCCGCCACGCGAGCTGCCTGATCCTGACGGTCAACAGAGTTTCCGCCACGCGTCCACCCGGACATGCCGTACATGCCAGAGGCGCCTCGAGCCTTCGGACTGATTCCTCGAACACCAGTAACCGAACGCCTGGCAGTTGCGAGCATGTTCGCGTGAGGAATGTACTTCGTCCTGCGGATGGCTTGACCGCGCAGGATGCCCAGCGCCATGTCAGTGTCCATGTAGTAGCGCATGGCGTCATCAGAGGACTTCACGCCGAATGCGCGCATCTCCTCAATGGTCACCTCGTCCAGCCACGACCCGTACTTCTTCTTCACTCGAGCCATATAGGTCGCTTCGTCCCCGTACATGGCTCCGTCAGCCTTCGACAGATCCTTGCCTAGCGAGTCGTAGAAGCGGCGCACTTGGCGCATCTTGAAAGCCTTCTCCACAGAGTCAGCGCCACCGGACAGCTTGTGCAGCCCGTACCTGCCGGCGATGTACCCAGCGCGAGCCTTCGACCCCAGCAGGGTCGGGTCGTACAAGAAGAATGCGGCAACGTTCGCAGCGTTCGCTGTCTGGTTCTGAAGCTCAGACCCCTTCAACTCGTCAGGGGTGTACAGGTTCGTAGCCAAGAAACCGTAGTTCCCCATGTGGGTGGCATCGACCAGGTCGGTGAGTTTCAGAAGTTCCACAGAGTCGTTGCGCCGAAATATGACACTGTCAATGATCTTCAGCGCGTCCGGGTCATTCTCGAACTCCTTGATCCAGCGACCGACAGCATCCGGCTCACCGTCAGCAGCGATCTGGTTGGCTCGAAGGATGACGTTGACAGGCTTCTCGCCGTACTGGGTGCGCAGCTCTCCGAGCCGCTTCTCGTCGTACTTGCCCTTCTCCGTGGCATCCCAGTACGCCGAGTTGGACGACCCTAGGAAGGCGCCGCTACCCCAAGCTGCGAGAGCGCCGACGCGCTGCATCACACTGACATCGCTGTCAGTGGAGAGCAGATCGTTTCGGGCAGCAAGACCTGCGCGAGCGAAATGCTGACCCTGCTCGTTGACCCACAGCAGGCCGTCAAACGCGGCCTCAACAAGGCTGCCGACAAACGAGGACTTCTCCTCAGTTCCCTTCACCAGGGAAGGGTTGTCCTGCGCTGCCTTCAAGATGTCAACAACTGCTGCCTGCATCGGACCAGACATCGAGGAGAAGATCACATTGGCGCGCTCAGGGTCAATCGTGTTGGTCAGCGCAGTCGCAGCCTTGTGCGCCTCAGCGAAGTTCACAACCCTGCGAATCTCGTCGTTCGACAGGCCAGAACGGTACGCTGCCCCAAGCAGAGTCGGATAGTCCAGCAGCGACTCCTTGCGAGCCAGACTGCTGGCGACACTTGTCGCCATACCGCCCGGAAGCCTCTGAGTGTTCTCCGCGATCGCAGCCGCCGCTATGCGGTCAGCGAAGTTGTACGGGTTCACCGACTCCTTGCGGGCTACAGCACGCTCACGCTGAGCGACAGCCGCTGGAGAGAAGTCAAGGTCAGGGTTCAGGCGCAGAAACTGCTGCCCAGCTCGCTGCCGCTCCTGATAGTCAGCCTGAGAGACAGTCGTAGGCGCAGTGCGCTGCTGCGCACGGTAGTCCTCCTGCGGGATGCTGGGACGAGTGCGAGCAGCCTGCTCCTGCTGCTGCTGCCGCTCCCGGTAGTCAGCCTGGTTGGGAGTAGTCACGCGGGGCCGTGACCCACCAGAACCATCAATCTTCGCAGCCACCTAGATCCACCCCCGCCCTATAGCCACCTGTCGCAGGTACAGGGCGTCCTCGCTGCCGTCTTCCTCAAGCATTCGGACAAGGTTGAGGCGCTGGTCAGTTGATCGCAGCGCCTCAGATCCGACGCCCGGACCAACATCGACACCAGCAGTGACAGGCTCATCCGGTCGCTGAGTGGGTGCAGTGAAAGGCATCATCTGCTCACCAGCCACGCTTCACCGCCAGCGTGAACAGGCGAGCCACATCACCAGTCGGATCGTTGCCGGCCATCTTCTGAAGCACCGCAGAGAGACTCCCAGCGGGAGGCTGCTGCATTCCGAGGGCGGCGCTTCCCGGTCCTGCACCAAGATCAATGCCGGCAGTCACAGGCTCATCGGGACGCTCAGTTGCCGCAGAGAACGGAGTTGCCTCAACGTTCATGCTTCGGCTTGGAATTGACGGAGCCTTCGCCATCGGAGCTGACGCTTGCAGATCAGCCATGTCAGCCCGCTCCCCGTATCCTCCGCCAGGAGCGACACGGATCGGCTGAGAGTCAGCCGGACCACCATCGGTGCGCTGCGACAGGGCACCTGGCCCAGAGGCAGGAGCAGGACTGGACGGCTTCTGGTAACCGCCACGCTTCCCAGCCATCAGTCCTCCTCGACATCTTCTTCCGCATCAGCCGCATACACGTCGGACACGGCAGTCAGCAGACCAGCGTGACGCCACGGAGGCGACACGGAATCCTTCAAAGTGACAGCGAGCAGCTCGCCGTCCGATGTGCACCATTCGATGACAGCGACGTATCCTGTGATGAATCCGCTGCCGTGGCCTTCGGAGATGCGGGCGGTCATCGCCGCAGTGACCTGGTCGTCCACCGCTCCGCACCTCCGACTCGTACTAGTAGGATCGCCGCAGCTCCGGGGTCGTGATGACCTTTCCGGTGGGCTGCTTACGCATCATCGCGACTTCTTCCGACGGCGGGCAATCGCCTGGGCGCTGCGAGAGTTGGTGATGGCCCCAGGACGACCAGCTCGCTTCTTGGCCGCGTTGGCCTGCCGCTGCCTGTAGGACGAGGCCGGACCCCTCTCAGCAACTCTTGACATAAACCTCTGCTCCGCGCCGCTTCCACCCATTGCCTTCTTCATGACTACTTCGCCTTCCGCTTGTCGTTGTTACCCTTGCCAGGCGGGTTCACGCCCACCTTCACCCCGAAGGCACCGGAAGCCGAAGGGGACATCCCCTTAGGAACCCCAGCGTCCCGCGTAGGAGCAGTCGGACGGGTGCCACCACCCGGCTGACTCTTGCCCTGCTTGCCGAAACCGGCCATAACTTCCTCCAAAGAGAACCGGCTACGCCGGGATCTGTCGAACAACACGACCAGCCAGGACAGGCTTACCTGAACCGGTCAAACCAGCGAGCAACTGCTGCATCGCAGGCGGTCCACCACCAGCATCCAGTGATGGCATAGGACTGCCGGGGGGAGCCGATTCAACGGGAGCGCCATCTTCCATACCAGGCTGCTCTTCACCGGACGGCCCCTCAGCCCCGGCAGGCTCTTCAGGCTCAAACGCGACCGCCACAGCATCCTCAAGGGACTCACCCTTGCGCCGCGACTGGATCACCTTCGAGATCGATGCGACAATCCTGTCCACCGGCTGCCCCTGCGCCGCCAGCTCAGGCAGAGCCTGCGCATACGACTGGACAGCCATCTTCAACGAGTCACGCATCTCCTCGATGTCGATGATGCGCTCCTCCTCGTTCACGTTCATCGCCACCGGCAGGTTGCGGCGCAGGAACGAGCGGGAGATCAGCTTGTCTCCGCGAGCCTGCAAACCCCACACCAGGGCACGGTTCGGGTCCAGCCCCGACATCACCCCATACTCGACATCGACCACGTAGTGTCCGCTGATGTCGCGGCTGGGAGTGTACGACAGCTCGAACGGGGCACCGCCGTTCAGGCCGCGAACCGTCTTCTTCTGCGCCCCGAACACCACCTCGTCCAGCTCCAGGCACAGGCTCATCACGTCCGCGATCGCCTCACCGATGACAGCCTGCGCCGTCTTGATCTGAGTGTCGAAGCCGCCCATGAGCGCCTGCACGCCGCGACCGGTGACCACGGAGGCGTCAATGTTGCCCGAGCGGGCCTCCGGGTAGCGGGCACCCATCCGCATCTCGTTCTCAAGGAGCTGACCCTCAGTGAACGCTGCCGGTGGCAGTTGCAGCGGAACCCGGCGGATCTGCTCAGGCGAGTTGCTGCGGATGACGCTCTTCCCGCCGATCGGCAGGTGCTGCACGTCCATCGGCAGCGCCAGCGGCGCCTCCACGGAGTCCTGCACAGCCTCCAGTGACAGCAGCGCCAGCTTCGCCTTCGCCGCGTACACCCACAGGACATCATCGAACTGGCCGCGCATCTCACCATCGACGCCGGGACGGCGGGCGATGACCACGGGGACGCGGGAGATCGGGTTCTCGTACGCGTCCAGGACGAGGCTGTCACGCTCAGGGACGAACAGGACGCAGCGGTCCTTGTCGTACCACTTGACGACCTCGAGGAGCGCATCCGACTTGTGCGCGTCCGACCCGAAACGCTGCTTCGGCATCAGGATGCCCGCATACTCCGGGTAGATCGCTGCCAGCACTGAAGCCTTCTGCTTCCAGCGGCGCGCATACGCCGTCACGTTCCCCCACCGGTCGAACTCCGGGTACGCGCCGACCGGGTTGTCAACATGGATGTGCGGGCGGGAGTCATCCATGTTCGGCTCCACGCGAAGCGGAATGAACCCGAACGTCAGGTACTGGTCGGCGCCAGACAGCATCTGCGTCGAAAGGCGAGCCGCAGACGCGTAGTAGTTCGCGATCTTCGTCCGCTTGTCAGCCGCCGAGCGTGACCGCTCATCGATGTACGAGTCACCCATAGCTGTGATCGTTGGCAGCGGAGCGATCATCTCCGCGAGGTCGCGCGCCACCGTGTCCAAGAAGTTCGCGACGATCGGCTTCGGCCAGTCCGAGGGGAACAGGCCGGGGAAGGCGATGTCAGCGTTCCCGGCGCGCACCCGCGACACCAGCTCCATGCGCGCATCCCGCTGCGCATGCTGACGGCGCAGCACGTCATAGCGCGCCATGATGTCTGAGACGCCCACCAGCAACTCCTACAAGTATTGGACCGGAGTCATCGACATCCAGTCGTCCAGTGCTACAACCATCCGCGACTCGATGTCACGCTCCGACGTGAACGATGAGGACCCGAACCAGTCGCTGCGGCCAGTCCGATGGTGCAGCACCTCCCTGGCGCGCAGCTCCGCGAACCACAAGGCCATCACCGTGTCCTGCTTCCGATGCTTCGTCTTCACCAGAGGCGACCACACCGACAACTGCTCCACCAGCGTCTTCACCCCGTAGGACGGAGACATGTCAGGGAGATGGATCAGGTTATCCCCGTCAGGTCGCACCCCCCTGCCATCCGAGCGCACCGACACCGAACCGAACAGAGGAGCCATCGAGGCAACACCGAAGTCAGGATCCATCTTGTTGCTGCCAGTGTGGTGAGACCTAAAGACCACACCACGGGAAGCCAGATGGCTGCGGATGTCCTCATCCTGCGCCAGGAAGCCTTGGAAGGCGTTGTTCTCAACGATCCACTCATGCGGGGCGAACCTGTCCGTCCAGTCGAAGAACACGTCACGG